AGATAATGATTTATTTGAAATTGGTAGTGGCGCACCTTTTCCAAGTTATACACCAACACTTAAAGTTTGGGGCGACACACAAGTATTAGGAACTATTACAGGTAATGTTACAGGCAATATAACCGGCAATGTTACAGGTGATGTTGTAGGCAGTGTCTTTGCTGATGATTCGACACTATTAGTAGATGGTGCAGGCGGAACTATAGCAGGACCAATATCTAGTATAAACTGGATGGCAGCCAGTGACAGTTACTTAACTATTTCAAATGGTGGCTCTACTGGTCCGGGTCCTATACAAATTGTTGCATCAGCAAACTTAAACTTGTCTTCTGGTACTAATAATGATATTAATATTACACCACACGGTTCAGGTAGAGTAAAAGTTAGTGATGGTGCATTTGGTATTGTTGAAGCGGCAAACTTTATAGGTCACGCAGATGAAACAATGTATCTGTCAAGTAAAACCACAGGAGCACAAAGCACACACATTGCACTAAACAGCACAAGCGGCGTAGCAACCACAATGTACGGTGATGTAACAATGCAGGGATCATTTAAGCCTCCTATGTTAACACAAGCACAAATAGATGCACTAACACCAACAGTAGGTATGATGGTGTATAACACAACAACTGGTAAGTTTCAGGGGTATGCAGATGATGCAAATAACGACAGTACTACTGGATGGGCTGATTTACACTAAATATATAAACAAACAGGATTTGAAAGCATGGCAATTACACTTATTAACCTTGGTACTGTAGCAAATGATGGCACTGGCGACGATTTGCGAGATGCTTTTCTTAAAGTAAATCAAAACTTTGAAGAACTTGATTTGCGAGTACCTGAATCAACCACTGCAAGTAATAAAGGTGCCGGTGAAGGTATTTTTGCAAGCAAAGTAGGATACGATTTACAATTTAAAAGTCTAGTTGCTGGAGAAAATGTAACCTTTAGTGCAACTGATAATCAAATCACAGTCAACTCTACAGGAGGTTTACAAGAACTTATTGTTGTAAGCGATCTAGGTAGTAAAATACTTGCCGACGGTGATACTCTAAGAATACAAGGCGGAAATAACGCTAGTGTAGAATATAATGCAAGTTTAGATAGATTTATAATCAATTCTGAAACAGTTTTAAGTTCCGACATAACACCCACACTCGGTAGTAACCTTAATGCAGATTCTTTTGCAATTAATAATCTAGCCACAGTTAATACCTCAGATGCTCAATTAGGTAGTAATTATTTAAAAACTATTAATGGAGAAAATTTAGAACTATCTGCAGAAGGTGGCGGCCAAGTTGTTTTGTTAGGAAACGATTTAATAGTTAATCAAAACATTCAAGTAGGTAATAGCATTATCGGCAACCTTACAGGCAATGTTACTGGCAACGTAAACGGTAACTTAGCAGGATATCATACAGGTGATATGAGCGGTTCAGTTTTTGCTGATGACAGCACTGTAATGATTGACTCTGTAAGCAAAACAATTTACGGTACTTTTGTAGGAGATATTATAGGAGATATAGACGGCGATCCGTCTTTAACATTAACTACTCCAGGCACTACAGCGAACGAAGCTATTAACTTAGCACCCAAAGGTGATGTTAGCGCCGTAAACATCATAGCAGATGAAATAAAATTATTTGACACTCCTATTACAGATGAAATTTATGCCAACGCAGGTATAATTGGTAACTTAACCGGATTAGTTTACGGTGCTGATGTAAGACGTATTTTTAATGATCTTGACTTAGGTGAAACCGTTACAGATATATCTAACTGGGCAGATTACTTAATATATACATCGCAAATAGATTTAGGATCATTTACTGCTCCATCAGGAATATCGTTAGACTTAGGAGAAATCTAAATGTCAGAGTTATGGTCTGTCCGCTCTGGTACTTCGTTAGGAATTATCGAAGAAAGAGTAACAGCCTCAATACCAATACCGATAAATCCCACTTATCAGTCAACACTGCAATTAATAAGTGGAACACTGCCTCCTGGATTAAGAATTTCTGGTTATGAATTAATTGGTACTCCTTTCGAAGTTACAAGAACAACAGTTTTTACTTTTGTTATACGTGCTACTTTTGAAAATCAAATACAAGACAGAACACTGAAACTTACGATAGAAGGAGCAGATCAACCTGTATGGTTAACAGCAGAAGATTTACTTGCGATCGGTCCTAATGACACTTTCTTTATATTAGATAGTAGTCCAGTAGATTTTCAATTAGAAGCAACAGACACAGATCTAGCAGCAGGCCAAACACTAGAATTTTACATTAAACCAGGAAATGGTAACTTACCTCCTGGGACGCAGTTGACTACAGACGGACGAATAGTAGGAGTTGTAGATCCAATACTTGCACTAGATAAAGCCGCATCGTCCGGCAAGTTTGATACAAATGGTTTTGGTTCCTATCCTTTTGATTTTGCTCCGTTACCAGGAAATGGATTTAGCAGCTTTTTTTACGATAGCACATTTTTTGATCTAAGTATCGAAACTAGGTCTCCTAGAAAGTTAAACAGATATTATGAATTCATTGTGTCTGTTACTGATGGGGAAACTGTAGTAGATCGAAAATTTAAAATTTATGTTGTAGGAGACGATTTCTTACGTTCAGATAACACAATCATGAAAACTGCTAATGATATATTCAGTGCAGATAATACTTACGTAAGAACACCTATTTGGTTGACTCCGGCAAATTTAGGTTATCGAAGAGCGAATAATTACATTACCATTTTCTTAGATGTACTTGATACCTCTGCTTTACTGGGCAAATTAATTTATGTACTAGAAGATTTTAATGATGACGGATCTGTAAGCACTTTGCCACCTGGATTAGTTTTAGATCAAAACACAGGGGAACTTGCAGGACGAGTACCGTATCAGCCCGCTGTTACAAAAGAATATAAGTTTACTGTAAATGCAACACGTTTTACTGCTGACCTTGATGTTATAAGTGTTGTAGGAACTTTTTACGAAGATGCCTTGATGGGCAGAAACAGTTTAAAAATCTATAAAGTAGAACGTAATTCGGGCGGCATATTTGATGCAGCCGACGACGGTGTTGACGACTTAGAAGAACTATTAGGTAGAAAAATAAAACTTGGCAATTTTGAATACAAAGTTGTTTCTAAGGATACTAGCAATGAAGATTATGATATTTTATTTTTAGAAACAACACTCAACCCAGAATTTCCGATAGTTTTAAACAAACAGGCTAATCCTGGAGATACTTTACTATATGTAAATTCTTTAACAGCAGCTCAAAGACAAAAACTAGTAGACAGTAGCCTTAATTTTAATGATGTTGAACAGCATCCTATAGTAAGTGTTATTCCTTATATTGAATGGGAAGTAATTTCAAAGTCGGGCGGAACAGTAGATATAGATTTTACAGGACTAGGATTAACCCAACCATCACCTAGTGAAACTAGATCACAACAAATACAGAGAATATTTACAAATGATCTAGGTCCGACTTATATTATAAAAGAAGAAGATAGTTATATTAAATTTAGGACACCTAATACTGCTGGCGCTCAGGCAAATACAGTTCAAAAAGCATTTGTTAGTAACGATAGTACAGCAGACGATATTAAAGTAACATTAATTGATGATAGTACAGACATCATTACATTAGAAGAACCTTTAGCACGTACTATTGCACAAGATACTACAACAGGAATTGCATTATTTAAGAACAGTAGTTTTACAAGAGACATAACTGTTTCTAATGAAGATGAAGTAACACGGCCTAGTAAAGCAAAAACTTTCACTGTAAATATTCTAGGAGAAGTTGATTCTACTATAAATTGGTTAAGTGATTCTGCACTAGGCACAATAAGTGCAAATTTCACAAGTACTTTCATGGTACAAGCTGAAACTTCAGTTCCTAATGCAAAACTTGTTTACAGTCTCGTTGATGGACGTTTACCCCCAGGTTTGAGTTTGTCCTACGACGGTGAAATAGTAGGTAAGGTCCGTCAGTTTGGAGACAATGTTCTCGACGGTTTAACAATATTTGATGGCGGCAACCTTATTTTTGACAACAACGAAACAACAATTGACCGCTCATTTACATTTACAGTTGATGCTCGTGATAGATTTGGTTACTCGGCTACGCAGAGATCTTTTACAATCAATGTTATAGATCCAAACGATTTACTTTACAGTAATATCTATATGAAGCCTTACTTCAAAGAAGCTGCAAGAGAAAACTTTAAGGCATTTCTAAGTGATTCTTCTGTGTTTGTTCCGTCTTTGATTTATAGACCCAATGATCCTTCGTTTGGATTACAAAAAGAATTTAAGATATTAGCATACGCAGGTATAGAAACAAAAACTTTAGCTGAATTTGTAAGAGCAAGTACAAAATTTCATAAAAGAAGAAGATACAATGTAGGTGCTATTAAAAAAGCTGTGGCAAAAGAAGAAGGTACAAACGATATAGTGTATGAAGTTGTTTATTTGGATATTATTGATACAGCGAAACCTAAAAACGGCAGACTAGCTAACGACAGAATTATAATAGAAAGCCAAAATAAAATTTCAGTAGACAGTAGAAAATTTATTGATAATAATGATACCTCAACATTCAGCTACAGGCCTTCTAACCCAAATCCGATTAGAGTCGATAACAGTGCGATCAAAGCGAATGACGGCAATGATAGCATAAAGTATGTTTCTAATATAGATAGTATGAGAAAAGAAATAAGTAATGTGGGTGTAACTGAAGGTAATTTTCTACCTTTGTGGATGAGAACTCCACAAGAAGGCAGTGTAGCTGAACTAGGTTTTATCACCGCAATGCCACTGTGCTATTGCAAAGAAGGCGGTGCTGATCAAATCATAGCAAACATTGCTGAAAGTAATTTTGAATTTGCAGATTTAAATATTGATATAGACAGATACGTAATAGATTCTACCTCAGGAATATCTGAAGAGCAGTACATCCTATTCGCAAATTATCAATTCAATGTTTAAGATGAATAAATATGTTAAAGAGGAACTACAATGGCTAGTAATATAGTAAGTAATACAATAAATGAAAGTTTTCCTGTAGCAGGACAAGATAATGACTCACAAGGTTTTCGAGATAATTATACAATTATCAAAACAGGCCTAGCAACTGCTGCTTCAGAAATTACAGCTTTACAAAATACTGTTGCAGTAACAACTTCTAATAATAATTTTGCAGGTAATGAAATTGTTGATGCAAACTTATCAGCTGTGTCAGAAAAATATTTTAATGGAAGTACAGTTTCCGCAGGTCAAGAAATTAATTTTACAAACGGCCATTATCAATCTTTTATATTAGGTGCAGATATTGCTTTTACATTTAGTAATTTTCCAGCTAATGACAGACTAGGTAAACTAAGAATAGAACTATTAAGCGATACACTCGGAGTAACTAGAGTAGCATCGTTTGCATATCCGGGCGGAGTTATAAAAACTGACGGTAACGCTGCTTGGTCTGGATCTACTATTAGTATAGCCCATGATGAAAATCCTATTATTTTAGAATTTTCATCGTACAATGAAGGCATTACTGTTTTTGCAAGATACCTAGGACAATTCGCATAATATGCATCCGTTAATTGATTCTTTGCAAGAATTATCTGATAATCAAGTAGAACAAAAGATAATAGAACTACAAAGAAAATATTTTTCTTCACCAAATGTCGAAGTGCAAAACCAAATTGTAATGATTCTAGATGCTTACAAAGAAGAAGCAAGAAGTAGACGACAGACACAATACCAAAAATCTTTACAAACCAGTCAAGAAGACGGAAAAGATCTTGACAATTTGATAAACATCAATTAAAATATAGATATGCTTATGAAAACAGACGAACTAGGTATACCCAGATTCTCTAATCGCGATTTAATTGATATGATCTACAGTGGTCATGCAGACAAAGTACATGTGGTATTATGTGATACTACCGATGATGTAGACAAGTTTAATGCTGCTATGGAAGAGCAAGGCTTTGATAAACTACAAAAGTATATTCCACTAGATGTAGATCAAAAGACTTTTGACGGTGTATGCCAAAGTGAATGGTTTATGCCTGATCAATACAAAAACATGGACATTGCAGAATACTTGCAAAGTAAATGCAAAACACAAGAAGAACTTACACGGTACTTTGAAGAATATGCAGAGTTTAACAAACGAGGTATGCTGCCGCTGTTACGTTATATGGTTTATCTTGTAAACTTTATGCGTGAGAACAATATCGTATGGGGTGTGGGTCGTGGATCAAGTGTTGCTAGTTATGTTCTATATTTGATAGGTGTACATCGTATCAATTCAATTCAATACGGCCTAGACTGGCGTGAGTTTCTGAGATAAATACGTACATAATTCAATAGGAGAATT